TAGAGACTCAGAGACAGACCCATAGTCCCAACCTATCGTCCTGACCTCCAGCCATAGCCTCTACCTATCGTTGACCTGAAGTCTTGACCATTGGTCCAACCTTATGATAGACTGGGGTAGGGCCATTGGTCTGGACTGAAAGAGGGCCTATGGGGAGACTTGAGGTTCTTGAACTGTGAGATGTGGTCTCAAACTTTTAGTCCAAAACTCATCGTCACTACTGTAGGCCACAGCCACTGTAGGTCAAGGACCGTAGGTCAGGCGACACTAGGATAGACCAATAAGTAGGATGACCCTAAGTGAGCTTCTCTTAAGGTGTTACCTAAAGTCCTTGACTACAGTAGCTAAGGTCAGTAGAGTAGCGTCAGCTATGAACTGACCTTAGGTCTTCCGCTCATGAATCGTTACCATGATTGCGTTAATTACACTGAGAGACCAGAGAACATACGAGAGTCTCGACCCACCCGACCCACTGACTTCCAGCAGTAACGCCAGCAGCAAGTAGAACAGCAGCAAGAAACCTGTATGTAGCTCGATTGGTCGCCAGAGCTTTAAGTACAGCTTTGGTCTTTGCCATATGCTACATACCTCCTGTATCTATGGTCGGTGACTATCTGTATTGGAGGGATTATGATTAATATCACCATCCTTCCATCGGTGCAAGCCTTAGGTAAGAACTCGGAGTCTGCCTCCTAAGGTCTTGCATAAAGTCTGCATATGTATATTCACTACAGTAATACTATAAGTAACCGGGGGTCTTCCCTATAGTGATAGTTAAGTCCAAACTACTTATAAAACAGTAGGTTAGACTGGTAGTCACGCATGGTAACTACCTGAGTTTTTATTCACATATAGCGACATAGTATTCACCATGAAGCTCCCTTCCCTTGGTATTCCTCCAGTCTATTGCATCCTGTAAGCTATCGGTAGCATATCTGTAGGTAACACCATCCTTCGTCTGGCTAGTCTTCCACTTACCTGAACACCTCTTAATACTGTGGGGCCAGCATCTCATGTCCTGACTCTTTCCTCTTCTCACAGCATTAACCGAGTTCTGAGACTTTGTGGCAAGCCGTAGGTTTTCTCTACGATTGTTCAACTTGTTCCTGTCAATATGGTCAACAACCATTCCATCAGGCACTGGTCCGTAGAACATCTCGTACACTAAGATGTGCGCAAAATGCTCACGGACCTTGTAGTATTTACCGACCAGACGAGACCCGACTATACAGCCTGGAACGCTCTCGTCGTACTTCATTTATCCTCCTATTAATGGAACGTAACGTATGACCCTAGTCCTAGCTCGTCGTCCGTATTGTGAGTTACCCGGACCCCATTGTCCCAGAACTCAGTGTGGATGGACTCGAAGCCTTTCCTTGGGTTCTCCATCTGTTCCTCCAGCCACTCCTCAGTGACTTCACGTTCGCCCTTAGTGGTATCCTTAGCCATAGACTCAACGAAGAACTGTACACCGATAGCCAGCGCATCGAGTCGGTCATCGTGTGCCAAGGCTCCACGTTCACGATAGATACGGGTCATCTGGTAGAAGAGAGAGTAGATAGGGTTACGAACACCATCCTTATCAGAGGCTGACTGGTAGTCTTGGACGATAGCAGCAGAATTGACGATAAGTCGGTGAGACCCCATGATAGGCTCCAGAACGTCACAGATGCGGAGTTCTTTCTGGCCCTTACTCTTCACTTCAGTTACAGCCGCAGGATGGATACGGGCCGCTACAGGCTTGAATAGCTCAAGGTACATACCATCACCGAAGTTACCCTCAATGACGTATTCGTTGACCTTCCACTTACGACCAATCTTAGCCAAGGCTTCCAGCGTAGAGTCTTCATAACCACCACGCATACCACCAACTTCCATAGCGAAGATGTAGCCGTTGAGCTGATATAGTACCGCATAACCAGTTTCATCCTTACCACGACCACTAGGGTCAATGACCAGAATCTTCTGGGTGTACGAACTGAATGCAGAACCTACAGTCTGATACGTGTGGTATGAGTCACCCATGAGTCCAACGTTAGGAACGTCCTCACGCTTGTTCTGAGGGTTTGGCAACCATTGGTAGACCATTGGGCTGGACGCTGGGTCCAAGTCGGCTACGATAAGGTCACGGAGCTTCAGAGGGTACTTCTCTGCATCACTCAGGTTCGGGTTAAGCATGAACTGTAGAGCGAAGCCAGCTTTACCATAGGACAGCTCACGTTCCTTCAGGTCCGTATCATCAAATCGTACTTCGTCGGTCGGACGCCAGTAGAAGGACTCAGGGTCCTCTTCCAGTTCTGCCTGAAGCATAGGAGCCAGACGGTCGCCGTAAGACTGCCAGTCCTTCCTGTCGCGTGGATAACGAGCAGGCCAGATAGTAGTGGTATACCCACGACCTTCAAGCTCACGATACAAGGTCATCTCGTTCTGAGGAGTACCTAGATAGATGATTGTACCTCCCGGCTTCAGGATAGCGTCGAACTCTTTCACAAGCTCTGACAGACGGTCTCGTGCAGCCTGAGTCGCTGAGTTGTTAGGAACCTCCACGTCATCGGCAATCAGGATGTCAGCACGACTACCAGTCAACTGACCAGTGATACCAACGGATTTAACCGAAGGTGAGTGGTCTGGCTTGGCTGGCCCAACGTCGAAGCTGATAACCGCATCTCGCTGTCCCTGCTTAGGTTTGAGTTCCTGAAGCTGAGGCATGAGGTCAATGATTCGCTTGATGAAGATGGAGTTAGCATCGGCTCGTTCCTTTGAGGCCGACACAATCATGAACTTCAAGTCTGGGTTGTTCCATAGCTTCCAGACCACGAAACCACAGGTCAGAAACGACTTTCCAATACCACGGAACGCCTGAAGGATGAAGCGGCGATTATCCCCAGCAGCCAGCTTCTTACACATATCTATCTGGCAGCGTGTTGGAACCGGAAGGCTAAGAGCTTTCCAGAGAACGAAGATGAAGAATACGAAGTCGTCCCTCATCCTTTGGGTCATTTCTTCCTGTCTTTCAGCAGGTGTTTTCTTAGACATAGAGTCCCTCCAGCATTAGGTCCCGGACAGAGATAGCCTCATCTAAAGTGGGACGTGTTGTGCGCATATAGACATTCCCGCGTTTAACCTGAATCCTATAACCATTCTGGTGATGGGTAACGCACTTCACTCCCGTCTTAGAGTCATAATGGCTACCAGTATTCCAAGTGTTCTCGGCGGCAGTAACGAGCCGTAAGTTACTTAAGGTGTTATTGCTGGGGTTCCTGTCGATGTGATCTATTTGCATACCATGTGGTATAGGACCATTGGTTAGTTCCCATATCACGCGATGTGCCCGCTTACTGCCTAGACTTCGTGTCTGTACTATCCAATATCCCATCCGACTTAACGTCCCCACAGGCTTTCCAGTCCTAACGGAGACCAGGCCGGATGGACTCGCCTGATCAACTTTGTAGTAATCACTTAACACCTTGGAGCCTCCTTATTGTGTCCTGAAGCGCCTTCTCCTTAATGTCTGCCTCCTGAGCTATTCGGATAAGACTTTTAGAAGTTTCTGGGTGTAGTTCGACTCTACCATTAGGGAAGCATCGACTGATATCTGACTCGGTGAGACCTGAGGTGTTGACTTTGACGCGCAGCCGCTTGTTATCGCGGTTAAGGTCAGCAATAATCCTATCAGTGCTGCCTTCCAGCGAGGACATTTCGTCCTGAAACCGCTTGGACACTTTGTTGACTTCAGCTTGGACAGCAAGCCTTGTATCTTCCGATGCCTTAAGATTCGAGGTGTATTCTGCATTGACCTTAGCCTCCCACTTATTGTTAGCGGTGTGGTAGCCACCAGCAAACATCACTGCTGCAAGTAACCACGGAGCCGCTCTCTTTAAAATTTCGAGCATAGTTGCCCTCCCGGTTTATCAGATTTCACGTAGAGTCGCCTCCACTAGTTAGTGTTAACCATAAAGGCCACTACCTATAGTAATGACCTTGAGTCTAACACTTACTGAACACCATACCCGGTGTCATTATCTTCCGTAGCGGAGAGCACCTTGTCGTACTCTGCGTTCAGGGCCTCCATATCTGCTAGAGCCTTCTCGTCCACAGACACCTTGCTTAACACAAAGTTGTGACGAGCCAGCAGCTTCTCAATAGCGTTGTAGAGCTGAGGTGAACGCTTAGAGTCATCCCGCAAGTCTTGCAGCATGAGTCTAGCACGTTCAGTATCCAGCATTAAGAGGAACTTCTCTAAGTCCATCTGTGTCATGACTTACCACCTCCCTTAATCGTCTTATAGACAAGAACGCCAATCTGCACCACGGTATACGCGATAGCAGCGACGTAGAACCATTCGTTGAGCGTCAGCCCAAAGAAGAACCGACTGGCACCATCAGCCGCAGCGGTTCCGACGATAGGGGAGGCTTTAAGTACTTCGTTCTTGAAGTCTAACTCAAGCATAAAGCCTCCTGTTATTTACTGTTGTGGCTCACCCTTGTAGATAATCTGACCTACCAGATTAGCGCCTAGTCGCATATGAAGTCTACCGTTACCATCAATCTTCATGTCCCCGACCCTAAGCTCACTATCAGCTACTGACTGTGGGAAGACCACTGGTACGTTACGCCAGTTGTTAGCGTTCTGACGAGTATAGGTACGCGTTGACCCATTGTTCTCGATTAGCGTATACAGTCGGTCTGACGTAGGAAGCCCTTGCCAGTTATCAACCTTGAGGAAGCTAGCAGCGGTAGTCGGACTGTCGGTGAATCCTGGCATCTGAGATGAGTTGAAGTAATAAGTTCCCGGAACCCAGATGTTAGACATTAGGTTTCCGAATGCGCCTGGGCCAAATCCGTTCTTGTTAATAATACTGTCAACCATGAACGTCCATTTGGTCGGAAGTGTAGCAGGTACGTTATACGTGTTGTAGTCTGCGTGCGCCACTAAGTACTCGTTACGCCACTCGAAGTAAGCCTTCTTGACGTCATTACCACGCCACGCTGTAAGGAACCCAGACATATACGCTTGTGTCGGATGCGTGAAGTACGGAAGAGGAAGGGTAGCACCTTGAGTCCCAGCCGTTGCGTCTATAGCCAGAAGTGAGTTCTGAGGAAGTCTCTCAGCAATCTGCGTCATTGAGGCTGTAATAGGCAGACCTAACTGGTCCAAAGACGTGAAGATGTTCAGAGTGTTGTTACGCTCCAGAGCGCCAACCTCGTTGCGGAGACGGACCATCTCCAGCGAAAGGGAACGCCCGTCAAGGACGTTTACGTCTGCACCCATAATTGTATCAGTCATTATACCTCCAGCTCCACGAAGAACATCTTGTGGTCAGCAACCTTGGTGTCACTGTCCTGTGTTCCCTTGTTGATTACAGTACCGAAGCCCTTGGTGAAGATGTTGTCGATGTACCAAGTGCCACCAGTGTTATTGGTGTTGAACTCTTTATTGTTATGAGACACGAAGCCTTCGTCAATGAACAGCTTGAACAGATCTTCATCTTCGGTGTTGAAGTCTCCCATAACAGCGATGTGGGTCTCAGTGTCCAACTTAACAGCAGCAATCAGCTCATTGAACATTGCCGTGAAACGCGGCTGCTCGTAGCTCATGTGCGTTGTATAGAACGCGATACGGGTTCCACGAATGTTTGCCACTGTACGGACGTACCCACGACGCTCCTTGTCACCTGACGTGTTCCCCGGGCTAGCATAGAGATGGGAGGTGTTAGATATTACAGTGTCCACGCATAGAGCGACGTTACCGTAGTCGAAGTTACGCGCCGTGACACCAGTAGCTCCATTATACTTCTCAACCACACCGTGGAACGCAGTGTTCAGCGGGAAGATTTGAAGCATGGTAGCAGGGAATCGGTAGTTGGCGTAGTACTCCTGAAGTCCACAGAAGTCTACCTGTGCATGTAGAATGCGCTCCTGAATGTCACGGACTCGCTCACGTGACCCTAAGTCTCCATACAGGCTACCAGAGCCAGCGCCCCAAACGTTCCACGTTGCTATTTTAACCACAGGTGCCTTACGGTTCAGGATTCGGCCTTGGTCTGCGCGTGGAGAGCTTTCGTACTTGAACGGGATGTCACCTGCAAGCTGCTGCTGAATGACGTTGATGTTGTAGCCAACGTACACCCATGCTCCCGGTCCGATATCGCCAGTAATCTCTGGACTCGAATCTGCTGGTACTTCCTTGGGTAACTCACCTTCCCAGATGTAGTACGCCAGATTATCGCCTGAGCCGTATGACACAGCTTGGTTCTTCAGTGTTACTCCCGGTGAGGGAACTCCGAGTTCGAAGCTACCGACTACCGTGTACCCCCATTTGGCCTGAGCCATAATCTCGTCCAGAATCACCTGAGCGTCCTCTGATGCATCCTTAGCTTCTTCAGCGAACTGCTGGGCTAGACCATAAGTCTGGTCACGGCCTTCTTCGGCAATGTGGATAGCCTGAAGCTCTGAGGTAGTCAGGTCGTTGGAGGTCAGGACTGAACCGTCCCGGAAGTCTACCAGAAGTTCTACGTCAGTAAAACGACGAAGCTGAACGATGTCCTGATTTTCAGGTTCTACCAGAAGTTCAATTACTCGCTCTGATAGGAACTGGAAGTCAACGCCTAAGGTCAACTCCCGGTTCTGAGACGGGTCAGTAGAGCTGACGAAAGTCACCTTAACGAACTTACGGGCCAGATAGTCGAACGGAATGTCATATTGGGACTGTCCCGATGGATACTGGACGATTGTACTTTCAGCCATGATACCTCCTGTTATTGATTAAAATGGGACCTGTGGTAGCGTCCCGTTTCCTATAGTGATAGTTTAGTCCTTGATGTGGATGCCCTGCTCCTCAAACGTTCCAAGCAACAACTTCTGGGTAATCGGGTCGTTAGGGACCAGCTCACGGAACGTGTTATACATCCCGGTCATGTAGTCTCGCTCGTTGACACGGGTATCGGCCTTGAGGTAGCCAGCCAAGTTGTACGCCGAAGCGCCAACGTTAGCAGCATAGCCGAAAGCTGGGACCTGCTCCAAGAAGTTACCGACGACATTCATCACAGGGTCACTTGTAGCCGCACCATACGTGATAGCACGTTCAGGCTTCTCTGTCGGTGAACGAGGAAGGATAGACGAACGGAGCATCTTAGTGTCCTCATATCCAGCGATACCACCCAGAATGTTAGCGACCCCAAGTGGTCCACCCAGATGTGAACTACGGGACAGGGCCGCATAACCAATCATCGTCGGGTCAAGAGCTTGCTTGAGGTAGTCACGGTCCCGACCATCCTGCATAGCGTAAGCCTTGATATGCGCCTGAGCCATGTAGTAGATACCAGCCAGACCCATCGACATCACAGTAGACAGGGCAGCGTCCATCGCTCGGTTGTTCTTCGTGGCGTTATAGAATGTTCGCATGGTTCTACCATTGATGGACTTGATGACGAAGTTCTTAAACTGAAGGACAGTCTTAGCGAGGGGACCATAAGCCTTGGCGTCCATGTTGGACAGCTTATGAGGACGGAGTAACGTTTCGTCAGCGATGGTGTCACCCATACGCCACAGGTCCATAGCCCTTGGGTCCTGACTGAACGCCTTCTTATCCTTGATGGTGTACTTCCCGTCTGTACCACGAGTCACTGACTCACGGATTAGGGACTTAATGCCATTCCACTGATCGTCAGAGATGCCAGCGGTCTTCAGCCAGCGGTCATCGAACTTACGCTTACTGCCAGTCAGACTATGCTCCACTATGTCAGACAGGAAGCCCTGACGTCCAGCATCTAACAGGTAGTTGGTCGTACCGTTGAGGACTTTAGTGAACGGAGAGCGTACTGCAAGTTCACCAGTGTAATACTTGGCAGTCCCAAGAGCTGTGGCTGTACCACGACCTAGGTCACTGTAAGATCTCAGACGGTCAATGACATCCTGTTTAGACGGACGGATTGAGTCGTCCAGTTCCTTACCGAAGATAACATTGTGCAGGTCCTTAATCTCTGAGGCCCCTACCTTCTTGTTACGGAAGGCTAGGTCACGGAACATAGGGACTCCATGTAGTAATGCACGAACGTTACCACGAGCCAGCATACCACCAATCTCCGTTAAGTTCTGAACACCCATGTAGGCATTCTTAGCGAAGAACGATAGGTCTGTCATTGTGCGCATCACTGTAGCGAAGGCAGCATCGTCAGCACCATCACGTCGAGCACGTCCAGTGAGAATCTTCAAGGTGTCGCGTAAGGTCGAGACCTCGCCTTTCAACTTGCCGTCATCGCCAGCCTTGTTCATCATGGTCTCAACCAAGTCCTTCATTTCTTTCGTTGTCTTGCCTGTACCAGCCATAATAGCAATGTCGCCATTAACTCGACGGTTGTATGCCGGGACAATCTTGTCCATGTCCCACTCACGCAGGTTGTTGACACTGAAGGTTTGACCATTAGGAAGAACTATTGACATATCGCTGTCGAACAGGTTACGAGCCTCAAGGAAGCTATTGTTCTCCAGACCAGCCAGACCGTTGATGTTCTCTTCCATTACGGATGAACGTTCGAACTGCTCTGTATGGGAGATGCCGTAAGCCTTATCGTTGGCGTACTTATCTACCGCAGCCGCAAGTCCTTCTGGAGTCAACGTAGGGTCAGCCTCTAAGAGTGCCTCGTCCACTCGCGCCTTGACTTCAGGTCTTGACGCATAGCTTGTCAGCCATGACTTCTTGATTGCCTCCTGTAATGCCTCTGGACTTCCAAGCTCCTTGATGTACAGCTCCTTCATCTGTTTGCTATACACATGAGGTACGTAGGTTCCCTTGAATCGGCTACCCGGAAAGATAGACTGAGCGTCTGGACGACCAAACATCGCTGGGTTCTCCATCATCTCACGCTTGGCGTCGAACTGGTTCTTCAGCAGGTCATAGACTTTCAGTTCTCCAGGAGTCAGTTCGGCCTTCAGGTTCCCACTACCATCTTCGATAGCCATAGACACACGCTGGTAGATGTCCTGACGGAATGCACCAGAGTCTCGCCAGAATGCTGTCTGGAAGTACGGGTCCTTGAGTGCCTCAGTAACTGCATCGTCGATGTCGTTGTAGAACCGATGGTCCACAGCACGAAGTCTCTCGAACACGTCTGACGCAGTTGTCCCTATTTTACCTGAGGCCCCAGACTGCATACCAGTCGGTGAACGCACTAAGTCAGCAGCTACTCCACGAATCTCAGGGTTCTCAGACCGAAGCAGCTTCAGGCCAATCTCGGTAAGTCCACCAAGGTTCACACCAGCAGCGGCACGTTCCGGCTCAATCACTTCGTCAAAGACTTGACGTGTCTTAGGGTTCAGAGGGTTCTCACCAATCAGGATTGAACCATCTTCCAGTCGTACACTACCCGGCTCATTTGGCACGTCAGCGAACTTAACGCCTTGGTGACTAAAGGTCTGCTCACCTTCCTGAATAGGGAGACGAGACAGGTCCTGACCATCAACGTTACGAGCTGTCTCGCGAGCTTCCAGACGTGTAGCTGGTCCAGCGAACTCATTAGTGTTTCGACCTAAGGCTCTGCCCAGTCCATCAGCGATGGCAGTCATGCCACCACCGAAGAGAGCACCACCAAGGATAGCTTCAGCCACATGAGCGTCGCCGCCAGCCACTGAGGTACGGGCCATCTCAGACACCCCAGACAGCGCTCCAGATTGAGCAGCCACAGTGAACATCTTGTTGACCAGTTTACCGCCTTTACCTACCTGACCAGCAATAGGGACGTAGGTCAGAGGGTCGACACCAGCTCCAATCACGCCAGCGGCTAACTGAGCACCAGTCCCAGCCTTGGCCTTCTCTTGGTCCAACTTCTGGTTCTCAAGCGCCAAGTTAATAAGCTCGGTCAGATTCTGAGGAGAGCCACCCGTAATGACTCCGTAATACTGAGGTAGAACCCCAGCGTTACGAATCTGGTCCAACTCTTCACGAGTCCACTTATGGTTGTTCCATCTGGTCGGGTTGAACACATCGCCAATGACATCCAGTGAGTCCTCAGTCTGACCCGCTCGGATAGCCACGCCGACCATAGAGTTCTTCACTTCAGCTTCTGTAGCCGCACCGAAACCGAACCACGTAGAGCGGTCCTCTCGTTCCTGCATGGTCTCGCCAGTAGCCTTATAGAACATCTCACCGAACGATTCGTTGGGAGCTTCAGGTGCTTGACCCTCAATGTTCAGACCAGCAGCGGTCGGAAGGTTCTCCCCCAGAGCTACTTTAGGTTTAGCCTTGAGTCCTTCCGTGAGTGCGTCAAATACGTTAGCGCTTACTGGTGGAGTCTTTGGGCTGATACCGTTGAGTGCTCTTGCGACTCCCTGCTGATAGACTTCAGGGTTGTACCGTGATCCTGTCTCATGGAAGCTGATAGCTTGTGCCAGAGAAGACAGGGTGTCCGGGTCCGAGAGGTCGAGACTTTGAGTTGCAGGAATACCAGTCGCAGATACAACCGAGTCGATGTAGGACTGAGTGTCGTTCTCGTTCGGAGGTGCCCAACGGTTGATAATCTTCTCAATTGAGTCATAGCCTTGGCGACCGTAGCTTTGAAGGTTTTTCGCTAAGGCTCGGACGCCAGATTCAGGACTGTCGAAGATAACGAATTCGCCATCATCACCTATAGCACCTTCCCATTGGTCTTTGGACTTACGGAGGTTCCCGGGGTTTGAGTTCCTTACTCCACGTGTCGCCATGTCTTTCTCCTCAAGATATTTCTAATAGAAACCGTACTCACTCCATAGCGTTCAGCCAAGAGTGAAACCTTTAGGTCGCTGGACCTTATATCACGCACACTTTCCTCAGTGAGCTTAGACGATCCTACGAAGCATCCTAACGCTTGGCGACCTCTAGTCACCTTATCCTTTATGTTATCAGCTTGGGTGCCTACTTCAAGGTGGCTTGGGTTTATACAGGACGGGTTGTCGCACTTATGGCGAACAACGTACCCATCGGGTATAGGACCGTTAGCAAGCTCGTAAGAAAGTCTATGCGCTCTGTATTTGACCCTGTTGACCATTATCCTTCCGTATCCTTCTCCGTCTAAGTGGCCTGTGAATCGGATACAGCCAGACTCTTCAGCTACTGACAGTTCTGCCAGTCTCTCACTGGCTGTCCCGTTCTTCATGTTTACTCCTTACCGATTAGTGCGTTTGCGATACCCTCCAGTGAGACGTCATTGTACATCCCGCCGCGCTTCTCGATATTGGCCTCTCGGTCAGCTCGACGTTTGTCACCAGCAGCTTTAGTCCCGACGATACGCGCTCGCTTGTTAGCGTCACGTTCTGCCTGAGCATATGCGGCATCTTGTGCCTTCTGCTGTTGTTCGCGGTAGAGTTTACCTACAAGTTCCTTATCGTAACGAATACGAATAGTACCTGTAGCGTCTTGGAGGAAGATAGAGCCGTTCTGTTCAACGACTGACAACTGAGAGTTCACTACCCAAGGGTTGACCTTAATGAGCTGCTGACGAGCGGTGTCGATAATGTCTCGACCCACCTGCCACGACTCTGGGTTATCCCCGACCATAAGCTGGTGCTTGGACACCATGCCGATTGACTTACCGTCAGAACCTTCAGACTGGAACGTTACGGTGTTCTCATTCAGCCAGCGTTGAGTCTGCTGAGTTGCGGCGTCAGCGTTCCCTGTACGATAGTACCATGAGTCCCAGACCTTACGAGCACTTGCGTCCAGAGACGTTGGGAGGCGAGACAACTGGGTGTTCTTGGAGTCGTTCTTCAACTCCTGCCACGCCTTGTCTGACTCCATGCGCATCTCACGGCTTTGACTTGCAGCTTGCTTATCAGCTTCAATCATCGTCTGAGGATCCAGACCCATCTTGTCCATCTGGTCGAACGTAGAGAACAACTGAGCTTGGTCAGGATACAGAGCAGCGAAACTTGAAGGGTCCTGAGTGTAGGCGCGACGAAGAGACTCGAAGCGTTTCATCTTGTCTGGGTCGTACTGTCCACGGATGACCGCAGCTTGCCACTCACCAGCAGCATCCTGAGTCAGCGTCTGGAAGGCATTACGGAACGGACCGTTGTTAGTGTCAGCTCTTAACAATGCCACCTTCTGAGCGTCCTTAGCAGCCTCAGGGATGTCCATCTGGTCAATCTGCTGTAGCTTGGCAGACGCATAGTTGTTCATGTCTGAACGCTTGAACTCACCTGTAGCGTCAGAGACAGGAAGGTCCTCATAGTTGGTGGACACATTGTCTCCAGCCAGACGTCGCTGATACACTTGGTCGATGACCAGTTGCTTGTTCTGGGTCTGGATTAACTTAGTGTTCTCCTTCGCCTGTTCAGCAGACTTACGCTTTACCGCTTCAAGTAAGCTGGCTTCGGCATTAATAAGCATCTGACGCTGAGGCGTGAGTTCTTCCCCCGGTTGGAGAAGGTTGTTCTGCTCCTTTAGTTTCTGAATCTGGGCCAGACCGATGGTTGGGTCATCCTGAAGAATCGCAGACTGAACGCCTAACGATAAGTCTTCCTGATACTTAGCCACCAGCTTGTACTCAGTACCTTGTGCCTCCACAATAGCAGCGTTGAAGACATCAGGTCCTACAATCTCTTCGATGGTGGCATCCACACCATTAAGGGTGATTCGCTCGCCTCGTACTTGCTGTAGGAAGTTTGAGCCTCCGGACTTCTGGATTGCGTCACGTACCGTCTGGGTAATGACCTCCCGTGCGCGCTGGTCTGAAGGGATAGCAGCAGTAGTCAGTCCATCACGAAGGTAGGCCATGAAGGTCTTACCAGACTCAGGTGAACGCATCAGGTCTCCATCGTTCAGGAATGAGTTCATCTCAATACGAGTGTTCAACATTGCTGTCTCTTCAGACTGCTTGCTGAAATACTTATTGAAAGACCCATAGATAGCGATGTTGCGGTCTGTGATGTTATCGTTGAACCCACGCTGGAAGAACTCGTCGGTAGGGTTAATACCCGCCTCTTCAGCATAGGACTTAGCGGCGTCCTGAAGTCGCTGGTGGCGATACTCTTCCATGTCCTGACGTGTACGGAACTCACCGTTCTGAATCTTAACGTTAATCTCGTCGTCTACCGCAAAGGCAGCGTTACGGCCCGTCTTGACTCGAAGTGCTTCCATAGCGTAAGGGTCGTCCTGATACAGCAGTGTGCCGTTCTGGATAGCCTCACGTCTTTGCTGAGGTGTCAGCTTACGTATAATCTCGTTAGACCGCTCGTCAGCTCGGATCTTCTCCTCGTCCTTGAACTGCTTGTACAATCCAGTCCCAGACTCAACGAAGTTAGTTAACGCACGCGCCAGACCCGAGTCACCGGTCGGAGCCTGTACGTTGGCTGCTTGATAGTTGACAGCGATAGTTTTACCCGGCGCTCTGCCACGACCCATAGTCCGATTAGCAAGAGCTGATTCAATATTACTAGCCATTAGTCCTCCTCTTAGCTATGACCTGTAGGTGTGCCTTTAGCAGCACTAATTGGAGCAGCCCCACCAGAGCTTGATGCCCCAGAGATTGACTTACCAGCAGCGTACCCTTGCATCCCGGCGCTAGCAACATTAAGTGCATGAGCCAGTGGGCTAGTCTTGATGATTTTACCTTGACCACGGATAGCAGACTTGGTGTTCTCAATGTTGGCGATACGGTTCCCAAAGATCGCCGCATAGTCGCGGTTGTAACTTTCGGTAATTCCTGCTCGCTCCTTGACTGTATCTCCTTCGACCTGACGTTCAATCCTGTCCATAGAGTTACCTTCCAGACCTGACTCAGCTACCGCAGCTCGGACCATACCCTGATTGCGGATACCATTGAGAGTGGTCTCTGTCAATTCAGCCATCTGCTGTTCCTTCAGGTCTCGCTCCTGCATCCTAAGGTTGGCGTCAGAGTAGTTCATCTGCTTAACCATTTCCTGAGCCTGCCTGTTCTGAGCATCAATTGCTGCACCTTCGGCCTTAGCTTGGTTGGACGCAGACATAGCGGCACCAGCCACTGCCATGATACCCATACCAATAGACACTGGTTCGCACATATCAGCCTCCTTTAGTGATTGTGAATAGAATGAATACTTCTCCAGTCACTGGACTTCTGGTCCACTTATCGTCGTGGAACTTAGCGCCTATTGACTTGAGAAACCTGATGTGGGACGTATTGCCTTCCCAGACGTAGTTCCATAGTACCGGATAGTCCTCCAGCATCTTGTCACGATACTCCATGATTCTCTCACGGAACTCTCGCTTACCTTCAGGTGTGAGACGCTCGGTCATTCTGGTCGTCAGGAACCAAACATTGTCACCTTGGTTGCCACCATAGGCGTAAATCTCTCCAAGAGCGTTAGTCAAAACCACAGATGTAGACGTTAGGTGTGCTTGCAGCCTTTCAGTGAGACCTTCAGTGGTCCCATAGTTGGCTTTACACTCCTCTAAGTCGTCATCTGTAAGTTGTGCAGCAGCGTACCAAACGTCTACATCTGTAGCCTTACGAATATACATAAAGTCTCCTTATAACTTAAAGGGCCTATAGTCCCTATAGTGATAGTTAAGGTAAATCTATAGGCCATTCAACTAGTTATATAGATTTGGCTTTACGGGCATATGAAGCCTCCCAGCCGCAACCAACGATGGACACTGGAGTAGGATATGCTGACTCAAGTATTAACCTTGTGTTCATTGCGTCTCCGTTCATCGGGAAGCGGAACTGACCGTCACCGATACTCACCTCTCCGACATTCTGATTCCCCAGCTTGTATCCGTTCAGCGTGTTGAGGAACTCTCTGTACTGGTTCTTAACCTTCATGATTAGCGCCCCGGTCTGCTGGTAGTTCACCCAAGCTCGGCGTAACTGCAAGCGACCACTGTCCTCCGTGATAGTACCGTTCTGGTCCTCATACTTAATGAGGAACCGTGAGAAACCATAGGTGAACGTGTAGGCTCGACCAATGAAGACTGTACGCCCTGACCAGTCTCCTTTGATTGTAATGTTGGTCGTAGTGTCCCAGCTCTGCTCAGGCAGCATAATGTAAGCGCCAGTGGAGTCAGCCATGATGAATCTACCCGGTGAAGGCCGCTCGTCTGAGAAGCCTAGCTTCATGTCGAACGTTGTGGTGTTCGCGTTGACATTGTAGGCATCAGACGGAATGGTCAGGACTGTCTTTCCATCCATGTGGAATCGGTAAGGCTCTCCAGCGATGTCAGTAGCCTGCTTGATGAACTCCAGTCGCTCCAAGTCCACACCCCACGAGTGCTTACGGACGATATACATCTTGGACCCGATACAGGCAGCTGCCATAATCATGTCACCAGTCTCAAACTCCCAGTGCGACCAAGAGGCTTGCAACTGGACGCCATCTTTGAACAGGAACTTGTAGATGTACACCCTGCTATTCGCGCCAGTGGTAGTTACCGCGATGAAATTCTCGGTAGAGGACCCTTGGATGTCAAACACTCCGTTTGGAATGTATGACAGAACGTGACCAGTTGTGTCGTCCGCATCCTTAACGTCAGAGACGTCAGCTACCGCAAAGTAACGGTTAATGCTGGTGAACGAGCCACGTGGCGCTGAGAAGAAGACTGAACGTCCAATAGCAAACGGTCTGGCCTCATCAGACACAGCGAACTCAGAGCCAACTTCAAGCTGGATAGACTTAGAGGTCAGGACACCAGAGCTGGTCATCACGAATTGAACCTCGTCAGACCACAGGAGTAACTGTTCAGCGAACGGAACGGCATACTTCAGGATTGAGATTCTAGGGTGACTCACAGCCACATCAATTGGATCATCATCACTTAGAGTCGCCACGCTCTTAGGGAAGAACGAAAAGTATCCAGCAGACCGGGACATAATTACGTTCTCGCCAGACAGGAACCCTAAGCGGTTACGGTAGAAGAACACATCATTGATGGTTGAGTCCACGAAGGAGGGCATCGGGTTGGTGTCATCGTTACCAGCTCCACGCTGTGACCAGTCAAGAGTCTTGAACTCAAAGTTACCATCTGACTTACGAACTAGAGCATGAGGCATCGTCGTCACGTCGAAACCAGTAGTCACGCCCGGCTCCACAGTCTCGCGCCAAGTCTTACGCGAAGAGTCATACATCACGTAATACTCATCAGCGCTACTGTTGGTCTCACCTTGGATGCGGATGATATAACCATTAGGCGCTGCAAGCGGTAGCTTACTGATAGTCTGCACGGTGTCAATCAACGCTGTGATTAACTGGTTGGCATAACCGTCTGTCGTCTCCACTGAGTTAATGCTGGTCCCACTAGGTGCTACAATCTCAAGGTATCCAGACCCAAGGTTGAACGTCCAATCTGGATAAGCAGCGACCAGAAGGGTACGTAGTGCGTTACCAATATACTGAGCGTCGACCTTTGGAGGGTCATTCTCGGCATCGTTTCCAGCTGGAGTCTTGTGCTCAACCTTTGGACCACCGTTGATTGAGACCGTCAGTGTTCGACCATACTGTCCACCACGTAGGTTAATCAGCGCACGGTGCTTCATGTCATATCCCGCGTGTGCCTTAGTGGTTCCCTCCTTGACAACCTTCTTACGGTTCACAATGAACGTGTAGTCAGCTACTGTAATGACACGGATGTCATCTCGTGGCGCTGAGGTTGTAACGTAATCCATTGCCCCGGACACCGTGTAAGGGTTCCCATCAAGGTCAAAGACCAGAATGTTCGTCCCGGTGAACACGATGTAATACTGCTCGGTCGCATCACGGTTAATCAGGTGGAACTTTGAGACGTCAGTTATTGGCGCTGCTCGTTGCTTGGCGAGACGCTTAACGAATACTGTTGGTGGGCGCTTCTGGAGTCCATCACTCTCAGAGGACCATCCGTTAATCTGGGTCTCACCTTGGTCTTGGAACCTGAGGATGTCAGGCTGCTGGCTAATGCCACCCTTCAGATTCTTAATGGATTGTGTATAAAGTGGCATAGCACCTCCTCAGTTAAAACTTAAGAGAACGAAGTTGTCCAGCTCAAGGCATGGCGATACGTGAGTAACTTTTCGTGTAACCTGTCGTCCGGTAATCCCGTTGTCCCACTCGTGGATAATCAGCCAGTCACCAGCCTTAATCTCAGGAATGGACGGACGCAAGTCGCATGTCTTAATTCCTTCACTGATAGGCTGGAAACTTGAGGCTTGAGAGATGATGGTATGACTAGCCATTAGTCCCTCCCGATGTCAGACATCATGTTGTATCGACCAGTATCCATCTCGTATTCCATGATTTGCTGGTACAGCTCTTGTTCCTGCTCACGAAGATACAGTTCAGACTCTGGGCTTCCGAAGAACTTAGCGTTGAACTCACGGCTGGCCTTCGTAACGATGTAGTCACGGAAGCAGGTCGGCATCTCATTGAATGACTTCAGCTCAACCATCTCTACTGTGATGGGGTCAGTGAAGGTCGTGGACTGAGTGCTCAGGTCATACAGGAACCCACCCATGTTGGTGTAGTAACTGGCAGAACCTGTAGTCATTACCCGAAGATAAGTAGGAAGGTATGGAATCTTGTTCTCCTTGAGGTTGGGAGATAAGACCTTGGCCTCATTGATGTTGAAGTTCCACCCTTTAGCTTGGACTTGTCGGTTGACGCGGGTCAGGATACGGATAGCATTCTGAACGTCAGCGTTAGTCTCGTCAAGTTGGAGGACTGCTGGTTCACCGATAGCCGCCAGCATATCGTTAACAGCGTTGAGGTCCTCGTTAGCGTTTGACGTAATGAAGATGGACATAGTGCCCTCCTTTAAGCAAAAAAAAACCCCTCAAGCACCCGAAGGCACCCAAGGGGTTTCTATTAGTTATTGACTTTCAGCAGCCAGTTTAGCGGCCCTGTTCGCAGCACGAGTACGCGCAGCTTTCTGTTGAGGAGTTAGAGCCTCCTCTTCAGGTGCAGCCGCTACTGTAGCGACGTTAGGTTGGCTAAAGGTGCTTACGTCGCTGCTGTGAAAACCAGTGCGCCTGCTGCTTCTGGACGCAGACCACCATGACCCATAGCGTACTTACCAACAATCAGGTCGCCCTGAGCATCGACGTCACGGTCACGTTCCAGCGCCAAATCACGCAGCTTCACAGTACCAACAGCAGAACGGTGAGAGAACAGACCAACAACGTTGTCCATAGCAACTTTAACGCCGCCAGTAGCAGTCGCCGGGAATGCGTGTTTCTGACCGGAAGCGATAGTGATACCATCGTCACCACGAGTCTCACCAGCACCACCCTGTACCAGATGCGGAACTTCAACAACAACGAAGCCCATCACGTTACGGATGTTACCAGTCTCTGGGTCAATAAGCGCAGCATAGTTAGCAGCGTTCGGCATCAGAGCCGCTAGGATTGCAGAGTAGTTGTCAGGCGTGGTGTAGAAGTAACGGTCGCCAGCAGGAACGTAGTTGGAGGTCAGCTTCGCACGAGCAATGGTCAGTTGTCCGATGATTGCTTCACCCAGTTTAGCCGGTGTGTCGAGGTCAGCTTTCTTACCAACTTCCAGTACGGACGCCGTGCCTAGACCAGCGATGTTCTCGTTGGAAGCGGCAGGTAAGTTACACAGGAGAGCCATTTCAGCCAGAACCGCACCATCCGCAGCGATAGCCAGCGCTTCACCTAACTGGTTGGAATACTCGCCAGCCACGTCATAGTGGTTCATAGCGTCTTCAATGTCGAAAATCATCACATCGGCAGTCAGCAGACCATCAATGGTAATCACTTTCTCGGTATGTTTGATACCTTTACGCTTATCGGACAGTCGCTCACCCGGAGCCAGATACACACCAGAGGTGCGACCCATGACCGGGAACTGAGCAGACTTACCGTTCTGAATGGTACGGACAATATGTTTGTCGGCAGTTACAGAGCGGCGAGTGAATGCGGTCAGGACTTCACCAGCAAATACCTTCAGGAACAACGCCAGAGCGTCGGAACCAGATTTGCCTTTACCTTGGTCTGTACCAATTTTCTGACCCGGAACGTTTGCCATATGATAATTCTCCTATTCAATTGAAAGATAAAGTTTATTACTTACTGTACGCCCAATCCGTATGGACTGAAGTAATAGGGAAACCTTTAGTCTCTCTTGAGTCTCTCTTGGTCTCCCTATAGTGATAGTTTAGTCCTACAGACTTGAGGCAGCTACCTTAGCTCGAACTTCCATAGTGTACTTAGCGTCACGCAGGTAGCGCGGGTCACTCATAGCCTTAATCATGTCAGCCTTAGAGCTGAATGCTTCGGTCTGAGGGGCCTTAGGCGCAACAACAGGTTTAGCCTGATTGGTGATTGTACGCTGAGGTTTAACGCCTACAGCTTTACCCAGAGTCTTGCCAGCCAGATTCAGCAGAGCTTTGGTAGTCGCAATGTCCTTACGAACGATAGCAGCTTCCAGTGCCTCACGAGTTGACGGGTCGTTTGACTCAAGGTGCGACAGGATGCGATTAAACTGTTCAGCACCACCAGCGTAGCGGACCACACCAGCAGCATACTGTTCAGCCAGAGCTTCCTGACCACGGACAAACGAATCTACGAAACGCTTGGTGTAACCTGCTTCCTGCAACTTAGCGTAGGATGCGTCAGACAGCTTACCGTCCTTGGCGTATTCAGCCTTGATAGCGGTAATTTCATCAGCAGTGACCTTGCCAGCTTCTACAGCAGAAGACACCATGTCGTCGAATGCAGCTTCGTTTTCATCCAGAGCGGTGACACTTTCGGTCAGCTCTTTCGGTGCATCACCCAGTTCGATGAACTCGGGCTGTTCACCATCGGTCTCAGACTCTTCGTCATCGGACTCGTGGTCTTCTTCACCTTCGGTCTCTACGACGTTCTCGTCTTCTTCGGTCGCCTCTTCGCTTTCGGCTTCCAGTTGCTTGAAGGTAATAGCGTCGTCGCCATCACGAACAGCTACGTCCTGTTCAAGCATAGACTTCTGGTGTTCGTTAAGGTCCTCAACGGAGCCAGTGATTGCAGTAGAGCTAACGCCGAACTCGGCATAAACTGATTGAGACATTGAGTCGTTCTCCTTTAAGTCGTTAATAGGGAAACACCTACTTGCAGTGTTGGACTAACGGCTACCGTATGGTCGGCTTAGTCGCTCTTACTTTCGGTGTTCCTATAGTGATAGTTTAGGCTTGAGCCATGTCCTCACCAGCTCCTTGACCTACAGCAGCGCCCATGTTAGCACCAGCAGCAGCTGCACCGTTGACCACAGCTCCTTGAGCGGATTGTTCAGCCATACGTTGCAACTTCTCGTCCTGAGTCAGCAGTAGACCGGCGGTGTCAATGCCTAAGGCATTCAGTAGTCGCAGCTTCAGGGTCGGCAAGTTAATGTCTGGGTCCTGTTGCAGAGGCTGTAGCCCGGTCATCATGTTGACTGCCTGAGTCAGCTTCTCTAAGTCTTGACCACGACCTAACGCTTCCAGACCAGTGGAGACCGTAGGCTCTACCGCTTCTTTCGGAAGGTCAGGAATCATGCCAGCAGACTGAAGCTGGTTCATCAGCACACGGACGATAGGTAACTGAAGCTCTTGTGATTGTACCGAGTACACGCCACCTAAGGTCGCCTCCAGTTCGCCAGCAACATAACGAATCTCTTCGGCAGTGACTCGCTCGGCATTACGCTGAACAGCACTATTAAGAAGGAAGGCCCAGCCTAAACGTTGCTCGATAGCGTCAGCCACCGACTTGGCAATCGTAAAGTCCTGACCTTTCGTCAGTTGCAGGAAGTTGATGTCCTCAACGCGACCTGGTACGAACTCGCCTGTAGCAGCCTTGTTCAGGCGTCGAGGTTGCGTGATACCGTTCGGGTTAACGAGGCCAACCACCTTGGAGGCTACCTTAGCCATTTTAGTGATAGCTTCTGTAATCGTCTCCAGCGAGTTCAGGTCTCCCAGATACTCCTCGCAGTAAGAACGACCGTAGTCTTCACCATCCAGTCGAACCATTCGAACTGGGATGTATGGACAAGCATTAAGAGGGTATGAACCATCGGTCCCTGCTACCTCAATTCCTTCCACTTCCTCGTAGCGTAGATACTCATCGTCCTGACGGTAGATGTGCGTATACACTTCCAGCTCGGTGTCAGGCTCATAGTCGTCTGCGTTGAGTTGAGACTTCACGTCTTCCGGTAGAGCACTAAACGCTACCTTGTCGAGAGTCACAATCTGCAAGATGTTACCGAACGCATCACGTTGAACAACGTAAGACACTAAGCGGTACATTCGCATTGGACTGTAGGTTCCTTGTTCTGGAGGAGGGATGTAGAGCAGACAGTTACCGGAGACGATAAGCTGCTTCAAAGCCTCGAACAATGGGACACGGAAACTGTTAGTCTCCATGTAGGCCATCAACACACGCTCGACCATAGCCAGCCCTTCATCAACACGAGCAGCCGCCTCTGAGTCCTGACTTAAGGTCTTGGCCTCATATTCGGAGACTGTCAGTCGCATCCATGGTGACTGAGGGAATAACGCCAACATCAGCTTTGCAGCCAAGTTGTTCAAGCAGCGAGCACCTACAGCTTGCCACGGCGTCACGTATTCCGTAGACGAGTTGTCGGACTCCTTAGGAAACAGTGACGGGATAGTGACAGCAGCACAGTTCTGAGCGCGCGTCTCATATGGTTGTCGTCCGTTCTTTAATCTATCATAAACTGACTTCGCGCCTTCAGCAGCAAATCCTTCACGTTCAGCCATCTACGTGCCTCCATGTTTTACCTTGGCGAACACGCAAAACTGTAGACTTGCTAACTCCTAGCTCACGAGCCAGTGTTGTACAACCTACGGTTGACTTGCGGATTTCTCGAACAAGGTCTTCTGTTAAAACCGATAACCCTTGGTCTTCACCTCTAGCCATTTTGGTTTTATTGATGCGACCACGCTTTGAGGCGTCCTGCATGTTATCACGCTGAGTTCCTAACTCTAAGTGGTTTACGTTGAAACACGCTGGATTATCACACTTATGACGGACGAGCATTCCGTCTGGTATTGGCCCATGCGCATCGGCGTAAGCGAGTCGGTGCATATACACTAACTTACCGTCTATACGCTTCTGCCCATATCCTGCTGAGGATTTGGCCCACTTCCACTCGATGCACCCGGTCAAATAGAAATACCGCCACCAGAGGTGCGAGAGACCTGAAGGCTACGCTTACCTGAACGCTTCACTTTCTTCTCGTCAGATGCAGTCATTTCGGTATCCACATCTTCCACTTGGTCGTTCGGGACTTCTACTGGAGCTGCTGGTGTTTGAGCCTCAACAACTTTAGGTGCCTCGTCCTTACCGAGACCAACTGTCCCTAACGCACTATTAACAACTTTCTTGAAAGCCTTACTGATTGATTTACCCACGGTTAATCTCCTTGGTTGTTACGATGTCTACCGACCCAGAAACATGCTTGACACGAGAATACCAGCCAAGACCCCAACGCTTGCACTCTTCGTCTATGATGTGCCTGACAGTCTCAAGAACCTTGCGGGAGGACTGCGAGTCACGACGAATAGCGACGATTGAAAGGTCAAGACCTGGAGTCGGTCGGTGCCAAGATGCGGTAGCCAGCATGTAGAGATACGCTACTGGTTGACCTGAGACATCGTAGATTGTGTACTCTTCACCGTCGAACTCGTCAGCCATACGGTAAGTATGAGCCTTGAAGTCCTCGAATGACTTGAAGTTAGACTGCCCGTCTTCCCAGAGGCGACAAGCGCACATGTGGCGACCCTCGCGTGAGTTGAGATATGGTAGCATTGTCTTACCCCATGTTGACGCCAGAGGCTCGCATAGCGCGGCTAACTGACGATTTATCTTTAGGTGCAGACTCCTTCTTAACCTTAAGGTCTTTGATACCTTTGGTCTCGTTGGTGTCCACATCCGATTCAGCCCCGATGTCAACTGACGCAACTTCCTCACTCAAAGGTGCTGGTTCAGGTGCTTGGACCGAAGGCTTCGGAGTGCTAATCTTTGGACTGAAACACATAGTCCCTCCTACAGTTAATCGAACTGAACGGTATCTTTCAGCTCACGACGCATAGCAATCGCAGAGTCGAGAGTGTCAGAACAATACTGGAGACCCTTGATGAACCCGGCAATGAACGCATCGCTGTAGCCTTGCTGCTTGAGGAGACTGATAGCTCCCATCTTCTCAGCGTAGCTTGCGTTGAACAATACGTGCAGGAACTGGATGGCAGACTGGGAGATGTTCGGGACATCAAGTCTTTCTTCCTGTAACTGCTTAACAACGTTTTCAATAGCATTAATCGCCATCTTGAATCTCCTCTTTAAGTTAAGACTAAAGTCTATCTTATAGTCATATATTAGGTCCTAAAGTCCCTATAGTGATAGTTTAGTGTTTCACCTATGGATGACTGTTGGATTGATAGGATATGACTATCGGTTAGACTCAGTGTTTAGGACGGTTGTTCGACCCAAACCACTTGTACATGCAGTAAAGGGCCAGAAGTCCGGCCCAGTAAATTACATGGATGGTGTCCACAGGATGACCTCCTTGGACTTAGGGTCGTAGTCTGAGGCTCGGCAAATACGAGCGACCTGAGCTTGGACCAGGAGTTCTTCTTCAGTCATCCCGGCTTTATCAGCCAGAGTCACCATGCAGTCCCACAGCGTCATGTCTTCACGCTTCGGATACTTCTTCCACTCAGTCTTAATCTGGCCTTTGTTCTTGCCAGTCTTAAGCTCACGGCTCTCCTGCACGAAGTAGTATGGCTCGTCAAGGAACGCACGAGTGGATTCCTCACCCATCCCAGGAATGCCACCGTAGCCATCTGTGGTATCACCCTTGATGGTCTGCTCCATGTGCCAGTAGTCTGCCTCCGCAGTCGTATGACTCAGGATTTCACCAGTGGTTAACCAGAAGAACTCACAGTTCGGGATGGTCTTGAAGTCCTTATCACAGGACACCAGAACAGCATGGTCACATCCGACAATCTGAGGTCTGGTCCCGATGATACCCATACAGTCATCACCCTCAAGCGTAGGACGCAGGAAGCTGTTGAACCGTGGGTCAGCCATCACTTCGGCTACGAACTTCTTGTAACCTACAGGCTTGCGAGAACCTTTACGGTTGGCCTTATAAGTAGGCAGAACATCCTTACGCCAGTTATTATCGTCAGTAAAGCACATCACAATCTTAGCGTCTTTCCACGCCTTGCGCTTCTTAACGATTTCAGCGATGGTGTTATCAAGGATACGACGAGCCTTCTCGTGGTCGCAGATAAGGGTCCAGAGATCATCACCCCAGTCAGTCTCGTCCTCGGCAGCAGCCATAGAAGAGAATACCAGATAGTCGCCATCCAGAACCAGAGCTATTTTCTTTTCGCTCATAGACAGCCTCCGTGTTCGTTCAGGAACTTGGTGCCAGCGGCTGTAATCTCCCACGCACCGTTGTTACGCCCATCCATAGACAGGCAGCTTAGATGTCCACGACTCGCAGCCTCAGCCACAAGTGCAGCGTTGTTGCGTACGTAGTTCGACTGAAAGGTCTTCGGGCAGGACTTGAGGGCCGCTAGGACCCGTAAGTATTCACTCATTGCTTGGCCTCGAATCGCAGGTTAGATACTCCGAAGTGGTCATCACCAAAGGCGTCTACCAGCTCCTCCTTGATGGTCTTCTTGAGGGCAATTTCAAGGGCAGACTCAGGGCCTGACTCGATTGCGGTTTTGACCAGAGCCAACTGAAGCCCATCCAGCTTCTCACCCTCAGCGTAGGCTTTAGTCATCTCAGCCAGTTGGCGACACATGGTCTCTTCTTCCTTTGAGCTAAAAACCATCTTCAGGTCAAAACTCACACGAATACGTTTAGTAATAGCCATTAGTGACACTCCTTCCACGTTGGTCCAATCTTACCTTCGGTATCAAGGACACATTTAAAGTTATAGAACTCACCCACCTTACGCATAGCAAGTTGAGCAATCCTGCGAATATCTTCGGCAATCTCCATGTTCCGAGCTGCAATCTGCAATTCGTCGTGGACCCATGCCATATACGCAAAGTCTCCTTCCCAGCCGTGGACATACCCGGCATCTTCGAGCATACGTTCAGTCTCAACAATCCAGTGCTTACAGACTACCGCACCATCACCTTGAAGTAAGGCGTTAAGTGCTGAGTGTGGCGACCGGATGTGGATACGGCGACCATCAAGTCCACGCAACCAACGGCGTTTCCACTTAACGATGTTCTCTCCGTCCACCCACTTAGAGTCTGAGATTAACGTATTACTCACAGCTTCCCTGAGGTCCTTGATGGCTGGTGTACCCTCGATGAATTTCTTCATGAGAGCTGAACCTTCCTTCTTACCACCTCCAACTATCAGTCCAATCTTAGCGGCACCTGCACCATACAGGAACGCATAGATGAACGTCTTAGCGTTGTTACGGAAAGCCTCATGGTCGTGGTTAGACTTATCGCGTGGGACGTTAGGTGCTAACCCAGCGTTTACTGCGTTGGCCCAGTGTATGTCACCTTCGACTACAGTCTTCGCATATGCACCACCGTCAAACGGAGCCGCTCGGTTCCCCAGACAACGAAGCTCAAGACCTGAGGCATCCACACCAACTTGAATCCAAGGGTCTGGCTTACCGTCCTTCTTGTTCCACGCTGCACCGAAAGCACCACGGCAAGTCTCACCATATGGAGCACCGTTAGCCGGGACTTGAGCCATGTTTGGTGAACTATGGGTCGCACGTCCGGTTACTGCACCGCATGGGTTGATTGAACCGTGCATACGTCCGTCTGGACCTACAAGTTTCAACCATGCGTTCTTACCTTCAGCCGCCTGACCGATGCGCTTCTGGACTACTAGATACTCACGGACCAGCTCTACGCAAGCCTGAGCCTCTGCGTCTGGCAACTTAACGTGTTCTAACGTCTCGTCATCGACTACAGGTTTCCCGGTGTCAGTGAAGTCCACAGGCTCCCAGCCGCGCTCCATCAGAACTTTAGCTAAGTGGTCTCCGCTTCCCGGATTAAACTCAACGTAAGTGATAGGTGTGAACGGTGCTCCTTCCATCGTGTCTCGCGTATCACGTTCACAAGGTTCAAGACCTAAGCGTTGAGCTTTGTTCTTAGGCTTCTTAAAGATGGCACCGACCTTAGGATACACGACTCGCGGATACTTCGGAAGGTCCTTGCCTGTCCGTGGATGCCTGAAGAACTCCTTACCACCCTTCGGTGCATACCAGCTACCGAAAGTCGAACGCAACTTGTCCAGCAACTCTGCACGTTTGACGGTTAGTTCACGATATAAGCCTTCGACCATCTCGGTGTTCATCGGATAGCCGTTACGTTCCATCTTCGCACAGGTCCACGCAGCATCATGTTCCAGACGCAACGCATAAATCTGGTCGAAAGCGAACTGTTCAGACTGGAAGTAATACTTGTCAGTCAGGAACTTCTTGAACAACGCCAGTGTGACCACAACGTCCTGAACGTTATAGTCCAGCATCTCCTGAGACGGGAACAACCATTCGTCCCCAGCCTTATATTCGATACCTTCGGCCTTGCACTTGGCAACGTAATCGTGTTTGTACTCACCCTTCATCTCACCAAGACGATAGCCCCAAGCCTCAAGAGACTGGCGTCCCATCATCTTAGGCGGCAGACGACCGGCTTTCACCGCTCCCATGTCTGAGAACTTAATGTTGGGATACATCAAGCGTCCCAGCACCAAGGTATCAATCATCTTGTGTTTCGGGAAGTTAAATCGTTTCCCAAAGTACAGACGTTTCAGCTTGTCAATAGCCGGGACGTCATAATTGATACCGTTGTGGAATACCAGCATACCATCAGGCGATGCAGCAATCTCTTCCACTTTATGAACATACTCTTTGAAGCCACCGACGATACCGACCATCGGAGCTACCCCATACTTAAGGGTCTCATTCGACTCGGCGTTAATCAGGACCCCACAGTGGAACTGGGAGACTGTATCAAGGAGACCGTTGGTCTCGATGTCAGAACCATATACGTTACTTAAGTCCATGTTTCTCCTCCAATTGCTCTAGCTATCGTGCGGTGTCCCACTCCATACTTCTCACCTAGGGATCGGTGAGTCCATCCACCTCCTGCGTAGAGCACCTTGGCCTCTTGTATTATTTCAGGTGTAAGCCTAGAACTCCCATGCCTCACTCCCTTAGCGGTTCGACCTCTTACGTCTCTATCACGATTGTTGTCAGCCCGTGTCCCCAGCTCTAAGTGTGCTGGGTTGTAACACGATGGGTTGTCACACTTATGTCGCACGACCATTCCTTCAGGTATCGGACCGTTCGCCTCCTCGAAGGCTATCAGATGTAGTCTACGGACTTTCCCGTTGACCTTTCGCATACCGTATCCGAAACGGTCTCGGCACCCGGTCCACTCAATGCAATCAAACATGGTTAATCCTCCGTTTAGTCTAATCATAAAGGCCACTCGATGTGAATGACCTTGAGTCTAGACCTATAAGTCTGTACGTAAGAAGTGATACATAAACTTACGGTTAGCTTTCTTCCATGCCTTAGAGTCGAACCTCTGGTCTCCCAGAATGTTGGACAGGCAGGTTGCTTCATCGCTCCACCATTTGTACATGAACCGATGGTAGCGAGCTTTAAGTTTTCTTAGCAATGTACTCCTCCTTAGAAGTCGTTATCTCCCCACGAGCCGCTATCCTCTTCTCCGCTGCTGCTAGTGAGGCTAATCGGTTCAAGCCACCCTGTCGTCTTGTTGTATTCGAGGTGTCCTGCCACTCCAGTGTCACCCGTAAAACGACACTTGAGCAGACGAAGTTGAACAATATTAGGAGTATCACCTTGCTGGTTTCGCTCAAGGGCGATGATAGTATCAGACAGTTGACGGAGAGCACCAGAACCACGTAGGTCAGTGATTGAAACAGGCCGTCCTTCTTCATGCGATTTACCTTTCTCTGGGTTCTTCAGGTGGCATATGACCACGACAACCACACCCTTCGTCTTCGCAAACTTCTTGAGACGAGTCATGATTCGGTCTATGGTCTTACGTTCATCCGAGTTATCTTCCATGCCAGACACAACGATTGAGATGTGGTCCAGCAGTATGACGTCACAGTCTAGACCATCCACCATGTAGGCTAACTTGGCAAACAAGGTGTCTTCCTCTGACTCTGCGAATGAATCGTACAGGTGGAACTTATCGTCCCCGAACAGCTTGTCATACCATTCGTCAAACCGTCCATCCTCTAAGATGGCTTGCTTCAGTTCCTTGCTCTGGCGTAGACGGACGTTATTGTCCAGACCCATAAGGTCCTGAACTGTTTCCTCTACAGCCTCTTCAAGCATAGCCATGCCAACACGCTTACCCCCTCTGCCCCACTCTAAGAGGAGCTGACGAACAAAGGTAGACTTACCCATGCCTGACCCTGAAGTCACCATGATAAGCTCACCAGCTCGCGCACCGAGGGTCATCGCGTTGAGTGTTGTGCATGACGAGAACATGAGACCTTCAGTCTCTGCCTTAAGCATTGCCTCTCGTGTGCGGTCCTTCAGACTTGCCGCTGATACCACGCCAGCCGGGACGAAAGGTTTAGCGTTCCAGATTGCATCGGTGATGGCCTTGAAGTCCTTGGCCTGAAGTGCAGCGTTAGCGTCTTTGTACCCGTTGATGAATGCTACCTTAACCCTACCTGCTGGTAAGACTGGAGCTGCATCTTCAATGGCCTGACGACCCGGTTCATCCATGTCGAACATCAAGATTATCTCTTCGAACTGGTCGAGATACTCAAGGTTAGCAGCCATCGCTTTCTTCGCAGACTTGGAGCCTAACGGAAGCGAGACCACAGGATACTTCCCGTCCTGCACCTGAGCCACAGACAGAGCGTCTATCTCTCCCTCGGTGATGACTATCTTCTTGCCACCATTCCAGAGCTGAGAGCCGAACAGCATGTCAGACTTGACGCTACCTATAGCCGTGAAGTTCTTCTCAGCGTCTCGGACTTTCTGCCCTACCTTGGTCCCGGACCTGTCGTAGTAATCAGCTACCTGAACCATCTTGCCGCCCATGTTACCCACCCAGTAGCTGTACTTCTTACATATCTCCATGCTGAGACTACGGGCTGGTAGTGGGACATATCGTCCAGCGTTATCACCGAAAGTTAACAGATTGCTCACTTGCTTTCTACCTCCTGAGGGTGTGTATCCCTCGGTAAACTCCATGTCTCCTTTCTTCCATGCGACTGAAGGATCACATGCGTAACAGTAGCAATGCCCGTCCGAGAACACACCCATTGCATCAGATGACCCACAGTCCGGGCAGGGTGCATGATATAGAAAGACACTCTCGTCGTCTTGGTCATCGTATGACATTGGTCACTCCTTAATCACAAATGCGAACAAAGGGACAGGACTCATGGTCCAATCCCTAAGGTGATAGTTTAGTCTTTGAAGAACTGAGCCAACTGGTCAGCTTTGGTATCAGCTTGACGCGCCTTCATGCCAGCTTCCAGCGAAGCGATGGTCAGCTTGTCAGCCATAGCAGCAGCATCAGCCGCACCATCGGCAGCCTTCTTTTCTACCTTTCGTTCCAGTACCGCAGCACGACGATAGCCACGCACCACCAGACGACCAAGAAATTCGATAAGTTTAATCATTAAGTTGTTCTCCTTTAGAGTTTATTAACCGTGGTCGGAAGTGATCAGTTCATTGGTAGACAGCCAGCGTTGCAAGTCAAAACTTGGACACGCCTTTGGTGCTACGTCATGGTGTGCTTTGATTTCTGCCTGAGGATACAGGACCTTCAGGTCAGACAGCTTGTTGCGCAGGGAGTTCATCTGGGCCGGAGTGAAGTTAGCTTCAAACTTGCCATTAGCGTCAATTCCACCTACAAGGCAGACGCCTACGGACCGTGAGTTCCAATCCTTAACGTGTGACCCTACTACATTGACCGGGCGACCCTCTTCCACAGTCCCATCTCGCTTGATGATAAAGTGGTAGCCTACGTCCAGCCATCCCTGCTGCTTGTGCCACATACGGATGGTCTCTACCCCGATGTCCATCTCTGGCTTGGTAGCCGAACAGTGAACAAAGATAGCGTCAGTCCGTGACCGTGGGTTGAACTGGACCTTACTTCCCATTGTACACCACCAGTTCTACTACCACCAGACTCAGATGTGACTGGAAGCGCTGTGCGTTAGTCGTGTGCATCTGGAGGCGCTTGTGGCTGAATACGTGAGAGTTGCTAATCTTCACGTACACTTCGTCAGGCTTACAGTCGATGATGAACGTCTGGCCTACACCAATCTTGTTGATGGTCAGGACTTCACGTTTAACGGTAACAGGGGGGACGCTTGCGGCTGGCAGGACTTGAGGTTTATCCTCTACAATTTCCTCAAGCTGATTAGTTACAACCCACGCTCCCCACATACCGTCAGGCTGAGTGTCATAACCTTCCGCTCCATGCTTGTAGAAGCCAGGCTGGGAGGTTTCTACCAGAGTCGCTCCCGGCGTTGGGTACGGGTCTTTCGTACATTTTGTAACTATAGTTCCTGCTGGCCACCCGTTAAAATTAGCCTTAAGTCTATATTTCTGAGTCATCACTTAACTCCTTTCTTCTTGGGAATGAGTATACCTGAAGGCAGACGTACAGTCGCCTCTCGAAGCCACTCAACCGGGATGAACTTATCGGCATACTTATAGCCGTTCTTTTCGCACCATGCGCCATACGTGGTTGGAGACCCTTTGTATAACTTGGAGCGTGAACTGGAGAACACGAACCGGATGTCTAACTCTGGGTGCTGTTCTCGTACCAGAAGGTGCTTCTTACGGTCATCACTATCGAAGATACCTTTTGTCTCCACGATGATACCGTTAGGAAGGATAAAGTCTGGTGTGTACTTGTGGTCGGAAGCCGGAATCACATAGTTGATATAATGGCTTTCGTACTCCGCTTTGACGCCGTTCTGTTCCAGCCACTGCTGGTTCTTGGCTTCAAGTCCAGAGCGGTAGGCACCCACAGAGTGCCCCCGTTTTGCAGACCATTGGGCCATTAGAAGTCGTAATCGCCACCAGAGCCAGAGTCGTCACCACCTTCGGAACCATCGTCACCGAAGTCGTCAGACCCGAAGTCACCATCGGTTGACGCTTTGTACCCAGTACCGAGGTCTTCATCGTCACCCCAGCCACCATCGCCACCAGAACCATCACCTTTCCACTCCTTCAGTTCTACCAGAAGGCAGGACTCAAGCTGGAGCTTAACGCTTGCACCAGTCGCAGCGTTCCACTTGAACGGCAGGACTTTGAACTTGACCTTCAGTTTGGAACCAGCGCCAATATTCGGGACGTCACGGATGAGTTTAGCATCGGTGTCGTAGAACCGTAATACGATAGGCTCGGACTTGCCATCCTTAAGGTAAGACGCAAAGCATTTGAACTTCAGGGTAACAGTACCGTCACCATTCTCAATCCACGGCATGTCGCCTTCACGCGGTTCAATAGGCTTCTTGCCACGCTGAACCTGAGGTGGGTTCTTCTCGTGGTCTGCGAGTGCTTTCGCATACGCATCGTCGTGAATCTTCTGTAAGACATCAATCATCTTACGGACCTTCGGGTTACTCAGGTCGAACGTCAGGTTGACCTTATGCTCACCACGCTCATTAAACTTGGTGTCTGCTTTGTTCAGCCATGCGTAAGGCTCAACGATACCAGCTACCGGAGTGGTGAAAGTCTTCAGTTGCTCTTTAGCCATTGGTGTAAATCTCCTAATTTTAAAAGTTAAGAACTGGACGTCTGTCCTACAGTGATAGTTTAGGTCTCAGGACGAATCCGTCCGACCACAAACCCAGCGTCCTCATACTCTTGGGACTTCAGGGTAGCCTCTTCAAGAGACTTTGCGTACAACGGAACCTCGAAGGATTGAACTCGACCCTCAAGCTCCACGATGTACTTCTTCTCAACCTCAGTCATAAACCGCGCTCCTTCCATAAGTTGTAGAGCTGAAGGTAATCGACGTTACCTGTCTCCTCGAACATAAACTCACACCACTCACTCGGCAGCATAGCACTTACCTTTATGCAAGTCGAACAGCTCCTGATAGAAGGCTGCTTTGTTCAGGTCCTTCTCCATAGTAGCCAGCTCTGACTTCTTGCCAGCCCGGAGTCGATACTTCAGGACGTTACCCATGCAGAACCCACGGAACTCACTCACGGTCATTGACCGAGCGATAATCTCAATGGATTCCACGCCGTCAAAGACCTGATAGTGAGATGGCTTGCGCACCCCGTCATCTTTACTACACTCGGCGATGGCGCTGAGAACAGCACCGCAGTCGCACGGACCGGAGCTAAGGACTGAGTGGCACAACTCATGGTGCTTAGTCATTGACCACCTCCTTCACGAACTCAACGAACAGACGAACGCGAGGCCACTTAGTGTAGACCACAGGTACGCTGGTCTCGCGCTTCTGGCGAGCCTCTTCAGCTTTGCCCGGAGTAATCAGAGCGAAGACTGTAGGTGACAGCTTAACGGCCTTCCCGAAGTAGCCCAGCTTATCGTTACGCTTAATGCAAGCGAACGGGCTGTTGGACAGGTGGAAGGTATTGGAATAACGGTTGAACATTAAGTTCTTAGACATAGAGTCTCCTTAGGTTGTTGATGGTTGTCCTATAGTGATAGCTTAGGGTCTAGCTGGTGGCTCAGACGATAGCTTGCTAGCACAAAGCAAAGAAACCCAGCAGTCCGCGAAGACCACTGGGTTGACATCATAATGAACCTCTCAAGGCTACCTTTCGTCCACTTTAAATCTTGACTGTAGGATTATCCTCAGTTCCACGCCACCGGTCGAATGACGGATGTCGCAAACTTCCGTCTGGTGTCTCCTCCATGTAGGTAATCTGACAGGCCCACCCTTTGTAATAATCTGGGTCCGACTTGACGTTCTCCGTGAACTCGGACATAAGGGCGCGACTAATGTTAGTTGCGGAGACCTCCATCCCGTTCTCAAGCATAACGTCGAAGCCAATTACTAGACCTTCGTTTGCTAGACCTTCTGTTCCCCACACCGGGCGAACAACGTGACCATCTGCCTCTTCACTTGGCTTCATCTTCCACATACCAGACTTCTTGCCCCGCTTCCACTTACCCAGCGGGTCCTTGACTACCAGACCCTCATGTCCTTCCAGACGCTTCTCTTCGTACAGGGAGTTGAGCGACTCAAGGTCATAGACCGTGTGTGACTCAGACAGAACCCAGTCGATTTCCGGGAAGTATTTCTGAAGGAGAGGGACGATAGCTTCGGCCTTCAGGCGTGTGACGCTATGGATAGGACCTTCGGCTTTCGGGTCAGCAATGGTTGTCATATCGACGACACCGTACACCACAACCTGAAGTCGTGACCGGGCTCCCCAGAACGGGAGCTTCTTTCCTGGTCCAGTCGGATAGTACTCAGCGAACTCCTCGTTGTTAGGCTTTAGCCACTTCGTTCGGATGAGACCTGAGGAGGTGTTGAAGTCTACACCTTTGACCATGACCTCGCCGTCAATCATCATGCCCACACCTTCGTAGCCGGCTTGACGCAGGAACCATCGCCAGTCAGCTTGGGTCCACGCATTACCTAACTCAGAGTTCATCCACTCCAAGGCTGGAAGAGGTTTAGACTCACGGCTCAACCATTGGGTCTCGCCTGTTGGGAAGACTGGAAGGTTCAACCGGACACCGTCATACTTCACCTCAGCTTCCAGAGACCCAGCTGCTTCCAGTGCCTTCTTAATGCCAGACTCAGAGTAATCTACCGCGCGGTGTGGGTTAGTTTTGATAGTGGTTGTCATTACTATTGTCTCCAGAATTAAAGGAATCGACCAGTGTAGTCGTTGAATTGCTTGTTAAACCAAGTGGCTATCACCACAGTCTGTACGTCTTCGTCCCGTATGTTCGGGTAGTCGGTGAAGTCCTTACGAATAAGCTCCTCGCCAGTGTCAGGGTTACGTACCACAGCAACCAATCTGAATTGGTATCGCTCGTGGTCCATCCATGTGCGCACCTCAGCCCTGTAGTCAGTAGACTGCCAGTTATTTATAGCGTTGCGGAGGGAAGCAAGGTTTCCACTATGCGCTCTTGAGAACATGCCCATCTGTTACGCTCCTACGAAGTATTTCTCTTGGTTGACCAGAGAGTCTTTACCTTCAGCATTACGGAAAGCACCTTTGACGCCACCGCCACGCTGGGTCTTGTTCAGCTTGCGTCCCTTAGGAATGTAACCTTCAGTCTTCTGACGTTCACGGATGCGCTCGAAGTTGATAGTGTTCTGATACATACGGTTAAATCTCCAGTAGTGTTTATTTAGGGTTAATCATGAAGGCCACGACTTTGAGTCATGACCTTGAGTCTAATCCTATAGTGATAGTTTAGGGTTAACCTCTTCTGCGTTGGATTAAAGTGAATACTGCTAGTGCTCCCAGCCATAGGGCCAGTAACTGTAGGTCTGTCATTTGGTTGCCGCCTCTTTAAGAGCTTGCTCGTGCGCCTGCTCCACCTGCTTAACCAGCCACTTGAACTGGACGTTAAGCTGTTTTGACATCTCGGCAGGGATGACAGTGGTCTTCACCAGACCCTTGCCGTTGTGTTCTGTTACGGTCACGATTTGAGTCCCACCCTTAACGCCACTCTGCTTGTGTACGAATTTCATAACTCTCTCCTGTTAAGCGAATGCAAAGTCTGAAGACAAGATGTCTTCGATATTCAGTTTACCTTTCTTCGGAAGCTCAGGCAACTTGTCGCGCTGACTCTCGTGAAGCTGGTATTCGAACTGCTCGTAGAAGTCAAGCAGCACATCGTTGTCGCGGTAGGTCTCGACCATTGTCTCACGGACGCCACGGAACAGATACTCAGCGTCAGCCGGGATGGTCCCGAAGCTATCGTGAATCACTGCGAATGACATCACGCCATACTTGCGGTGCGTGTGGACTACAGTCTTGCGGAGGTGGCTACCATCTTGTGAGTGGACGAAGTTCGGGCTAATGCCTGACTCCTGCTTGTGTTTGTCCAGCTCTTTCTTCGTTCCCTTGTTGACCGTTGGCTGAAGGTTGAATGACCCTAAGAACATCAGGTTCAGACGAGTGGTATCCTTCTTGCGGTATTCCTGCCAGACCGGGAAACCATCAGGTGTGACCCAGTGTACCGGAAGGCAAGGCTTCAGGATTTCACCAGTCTTCTTGTCCTTCACTTCAGCAGCCAGCAGCTTGGCAGCACCTTGAAGCCACTTCATCGCGTCAACCGCAGCAACTACTGTCACACTCACAGCTTCCCAAATCATCTTAGCCATGAAGCGAGATGCTTGGCTTGGTTCAGTGAACATAGCGCCAGACCCTGAGTCAATCGCTGGCATCACGATGTCCTCGTAAACTTGGTCTGCGAATCCGTACTCTTTCGACCCGTAGGCCAGAGTCATGACTGAGCGCTTAGTAACCTTGCGTGACATACCGTAAGTCAACCACTGACGGGCCAGCTCTCGTGTCCCCAGCTTGAGACGTTCGGTAATCTCACCAGTTTTCTTGTCCTCGTGAGTCACCATCTCGTTGTCCGTACCGTTAACAAGCAGGGCTTTAAGCTCCTCCTCAATGCGGTCAGACACGATGCGGTATATGTCTTGGACCTTACCGGATGGCGTTAGGTTTACTGCATGTCCACCGATGTGGTCACGAAGCATCGCGCTGAAGTGCTGAATCCCAGAGCAGGACCCATCGAACGCTATCGGTAGCGAGCAGTTGTAGGACAGTCCGTGGTGCATTACGCCAGCATACTCGAAGCAGAACGCGAGGAAGCAGAACGGAGAGTCTAACTTGCCCCACCACTCAATGCTGTCCATCGGCGCTTTAGCAGCAGCCATGATGTTGTCGTGGTTGTCTTCCACCCACTTGATGCGCTCCTCGAAGGTGACTTTATCGACACCCGCGCAGTTTGCACCGTGTACCTTTAGCCATTTGAAACCGTCAGCACCAATAGGCTTGCCGACTGCCAGAGTCAGTAGACCCTTTTGCATGTCGTTACCCTGAGGGTTGAACATCGGGACAGCGTAGACACGACCTCGCCAATCCATGTTATACGGGAACCATATGGCCTTAAACTGAGAGAACTTGTTCGCTTGGTTAACGATAAAGCTCAGTGACAATCTGCGTGACTGTCGTGCCTTCTCGCGGCGATAGATACCAGCAGCGGCTTTCTTCCATGCCTTGAGTTCATCCTCAGTCTCACCCGCATAGTCCGCAGGCTTCAGTGGCTCCATTTGAGGGATGTCGTCAATAGGCGTATTGTTCAGCTTCTCGACCCTGTTCACCACGTCCAGCACCTTCTTGTTCACTTTCCAAGGTGTATTTTGGATGATGTTCACAGCGTCATAGACTTCAGGCATGTACACGTCTTCATAACGTGCTACCGCAGACTTAGACCCTAAGCGAATCAATGGTAACGGTCTGCGGCCTTTAGCCCAGTAACCACCACCTACGACACCAGTCCACGGCTTAGGTGGAACGACGCAAGGCTGATAGACTGGTGCGATACCCGCAAGGCTGAATCCACGTTGTGCCATCTTCTTGACCCAGAAGTCTGACAGGTGGACCATCTCAACATCAGCCGCTGCATTGCCAGCACCATAACGCTTAAGCTCGACCAGTTGTGTGGACTGGATGACAATCTCAAGCATCTTGATGCCAACATGGACAGCCTCGGTCGGACTCCAAGTCCCCCATGCATCTTCCAGTTGACCCTGCTCCAGCATGGAGGTCTCAACCGCTTGCATGTAGGCTTTCTTATAGGATGCCCCGGCTCGCTTGTTCAGGTTCTCAGCTATCGCCTTCTTGAAGTGCTCCTGCTCCCTGTCACGAATGCGACCGAAGCGGATTTCATCCTCAAGTGTGCGACCTATCGCTGAGGCCATAGGTGTAATCGGTATCCCTTCAGGCTTGACCAGCTTGGAGAGAATGACCTTCAGTATGATGACCGCAGCAGACTCGCAGGAGATGCGCAGAGAGCGGTCCTTGACGGCCTTCTCTTCAGTGCTCAACATGGTGAACGCTACGCTCGGACGAGAGGTTGACATCTTCCCGTCTTGGCCTTCATGCCACTCCTTGACGGCTTGCGCAATCTTAGGAACCAGAGTCTGCATCAAAGGCTTGGCGACCTGATTGTCAGCTAGTTCCCCGCGCTCTGTCTGGCGCTCAAGGTTCTTGATGAAACGTCGCTCACCTTCAGTGTATGCCTCATGCTCAAGCTGAAGCTGCTTGACTGCAAGGTCTTGACCGTAGTGGTCAGCCAGCAGGTTAAACGGCTCAATGGCGTTCGACACATCAGAGAAGTCGTGTTTGTCAATAGAGATGACGCTCATACTTAAAGTCCTTGTTATTAGTCTTTCACTTAAAGTCTCTTTGGTCTTTCACTTTGAGTCTTAGACCTTGAGTCCTATAGTGATAGTTAAGTCAGAATCACTTGCATATCAGTGGGTTAGCGTGAAGATGACTGAAGTCACCGTGAGTCGTGTGCTTGATGGTTGACCGTTGGTCTATCGCCTTCCAGCCTGAGACCAGAAGTTTACCATCGTCGGTGATTGGTCGTCCACCATACGCCAGGCGCAGCAGTTCGGACTTATGACCCTCAGCCCGTAGTCGTGCCTGAAGTACACGGTCCCGCTCCTGCTGTTGACGTTCGGTGTGTGACGAGTGGCGGTGAGTGTATGTAGTTTTCATTGTTGGTTCTCCTGTAAGTATTTGATTGCTAGATATATAGTCATAAACCCCATAACAGTTGAGTAAGGACTGGTAGTTTGCCGACTAGAGTAAACATTCCCCACGCTACGAAGCCTGAGATAATCCAGATGATTGCAGTGTTCATAGTTAACTCCTATCAATGTAAGTGGTAATCTTTTAGGCCACCTATCAGTAGATGACCTCTCGTCTACCACTCAGTAACCGCCAGTAAGTTACACCTCAGCGTGCAAACTGTCGTGGATACGCTTGCGACCTTCATAGACCGCCTTCAGGTGACGCATAGCCGCATCGTGGTTTAACTGCCCGGTCTTGACCATAATCCGGGCATTGGTGACATGATGCTGGCAGAGACCGTAAGTTACCATCACTCGCAGTCCTCCTCGTCGCTCTCTTCCGCCTCAAACCAGACAATATGCGAGCTATTAGACACGTCGTTATACAGTGCCTCATAGATGCGAGCTTGTAGTATACGCGTTACGTCCTTGGTCTCAGGCATCAGCCCAGAGTCCTCAAACTCGAGGTCGATACCATCAGCAGCCATTACCGTGAAAATCTCGTGGTAATAGTGCGGAACCTGACCGTCTACGACTTCTTGCAGCGCATCGTGATAATCATCACCTTCAGCTATTTCGTCGTACTGAATGCGCTCGTTAAATGCTTCAACTGTTGAAGCCAGCAGCTCATAGTATGCGAAAACGTTACGTTCCATAGTTATATCCTCTCAGTTGTTAGTGACTATCAGTCAGGGCCTTCAGTCGCTCAAGTCAAGCCCGTCTCGCGGTAGACTCAAAGACCCTGTAGTTAGTCGCTAGTTTATCGCTATCGGCGCACATTAAGAGTTTATCCAGATTGTTAAAGAGCATTCCCTTCAGTCAGAGGACTTCAGGTAGACCATTTCAGTGTTGGTCATCACCGTTGTTTCGATGTGGTACATACTACTTTAAGTCGGTACATCTTGTCAACTACTTTCTGTCATCTGCCTGTTGTTCGTATGACTTATCAGGCTGTCTACTTGACCGGGATGACCCGGCGTCTTCACTATCCGGTTGTTTCCGTGTCGTGTTGACGGAAGCTATTAGGCCATAGTCTGGACCTATAGTCAATAGGTAATCTTAAATAATATTGATTGAGCTATCGTCGGCCTCATGGAGTAAGAGGATATAGTCTTTGACTAACATGTCTTAGACCTTAAGTCTATAGCTTTGTGTCTATTAACTGTAGGTCTATGACTGTAGGCTGTGAGTGTCTTATGGTTGTGACTGTAGGTACAGTAGGAGTCAATGACTGTAGGTTAGTGAGACTGTAGGTGTAGGACGTAATGTTATACTGTAACACTATACAGATAGAGACTCAGAGACAGACCCATAGTCCCAACCTATCGTCCTGACCTCCAGCCATAGCCTCTACCTATCGTTGACCTGAAGTCTTGACCATTGGTCCAACCTTATGATAGACTGGGGTAGGGCCATTGGTCTGGACTGAAAGAGGGCCTATGGGGAGACTTGAGGTTCTTGAACTGTGAGAAG